AAATCATGGTATGATGAGAGATTTGCCGAGCTTGTTACAAAGAATGGATTAAACTTAGGTTCAGAATATGACCCCATGGTAGCATACCATCCAGAGAACGATAAATTTAATACTATTATTGAAGAATGGCTCGATACTGTAGAGAAAGAATACTTAGCTGAATGTGAGATTATAAATGCTATAACACACGTTTCAGAGCAAAATGAACATTTTATGCCTTTGTTACTACAGACTATAAAACTGATAAAAGAATCCAAGCACGAGTTCTTTTTTTACTTTACAGAGGAAACATGGCCATTTCCAAAAAATAACAGTAAGTTTAATTACACCATAAAAGATTGGGGCGACCCTGAGGAGTCTGAACTAATTAAAGAAATAGTTCAGTTAGACTATCCTAATGTTTATTGGTTCTGGGGGGTTTCTATGATGCGATTTTTTAGCGAACACTTAGACAACGCTTCACCTAAAAAATTAAAATATTACAAACATGAAGACCATTATCAATTTTCAAAATACATGAGAAGAACCATTACAGATCACAAACCAATATAGGTGAAATATGAAATACTTAATAGTAGACACAGCAAATACATTTTTTAGAGCAAGGCACGTCGCGTACAGAGGTGCCACTATAGATGAAAAGGTCGGGTTAAGCATCCATATCACAATGAATAGTGTTAATAAAGTATTCCGTAGGTTTCAAGCAGATCACGTAGTATTTTGCTTAGAGGGTCGAAGCTGGCGTAAAGACTTTTACGAACCGTATAAGAAAAATAGGCAAGTTGCTAGACAGGCACTAACAGATCAAGAAGTTGAAGAAGATACAGCATTTTGGGAAACATTCGACGACCTTACATCATTTATAAGAGATAAGAGTAACTGTACTGTTCTTCGCAATGAAATCGCAGAAGCAGACGACTTAATTGCTAGGTTTATACATAAGCATCCAAATGACGAACATTATATTATTAGTAGCGACACCGACTTTATACAGTTAATAACACCTACTGTAAAACAATACAACGGTATTACAGATGAATTACATACTGTTGAAGGCATATTTAATGATAGAGGTAATAGGGTACTTGATAAAAAGACCAAAGAGCCCAAAGTAATACCTGATCCAAAGTGGTTATTGTTTGAAAAATGTATGAGAGGAGATTCAAGCGACAATGTGTTTAGTGCTTATCCGGGTGTTCGTAAAAAAGGTTCCAAAAACAAAGTAGGACTATTAGAAGCATACGATGATAAGAACCGTAAAGGCTTTAACTGGAACAACTTAATGCTACAGCGGTGGGTAGATCACAACGAAGTTGAGCACAGGGTATTAGACGATTACAATCGCAATGTTACCTTAGTTGACTTGACGGCACAGCCTACTGAAATTTTAGAATATATAGACGAAACAATAAATGCGATAGAACCTAAAAACTTTCCTATGGTAGGGGCAAGGTTTTTACAGTTTTGCGGCAAGTACGATTTACAAAAGATAAGTGATAACATAGATAGTTATGCTCACTTTTTACAATTAGGTTATAAGGAGTAATATCAATGACAGTTAAATTAAAAACAATTATCAAAAACAACTTTTGGATACTAGAAGAAGACGGTACCAAAGTTGGAACCGTAAGTAAAAAAGACGAAGAACATTTTCAACTTCTTAGCAATAATCTACCCCGACCAGTTGATATGACATTTGATGACATTATTACAAAATGGGGTGAGGACTGTTTTAAATCACCAGTTAGGGTTGACGTAGAACACAGCATTACCACAGCCGACGAAGTATATCTATTATTTGGATATCCGTGTGCTAGTAAACCTACAAACGAAATGTATGATGTACAACGTCGACTACCGTTGTACACAAAAAATAATAAATCAAATAGTGTACATTCGGCAGGTTATTACATTGTAGAATATCCTAGTAATGGTTGGTCACGAGGCTTTTGTCCTAAACTAATTACGTTAGAAAGTTACCCGTACCAAGGACCATTTAAAACTAAAGCAGATATGGCATTAGCACTTAAGAAAAGCAGAGTCAAATGAGTCTACACATAGATAAATTTAGACAGTTAGTACAAGCAAACCAACAAAAACAGGCGTCTAGCACCGTCTTAGACACCCGTACAGCGACGGACTTATTACATAGCATTACTGAGCTTCAAACAAGATTAATCAACGTACAGAGCGATTTAATAGAATCACAAAAACATCTAATAGCTTCACAAGTAGTAGAAGTCGAAATGGATGGAGAAAATTGGTCTAGTTAAACACCCATATAAACGGAGTTATATACTCACAGAATAATGATAAATACTCGTATAATAAGGAGTATCAAACGTGAGTAGACCAAAGCCAGTTGTTATACTAGAACAAACAGACAAGAAAAGCTATCAAACAATCCAAGTCCTTGCCAGTAGCGGCATATGGGCTGTATACTATGAAGGCAGACCCATTAACTTAAAAACGTTTAATATGTTAGTTTCATATCCAGGACCTAAATATAAAAAGGTAGCATTTTCTAATCCAGGACATGCTATTAATCTTGCTAAAAAAATGAATGCGAAATACGACACTGACAGATTTACTGTAGTTAAGTTAGAGTCCGGTGAAAACGTCCCCATCTAAGAAAGCTGAAATAACAACAGCTCTCGTCCAACAATTACAAGGCATATCTAAAGAAGAAGCACTATCGCAATGGTGGCAAAATACTAGAGTTGATTCGGGATTACGTCTTACAGAATTTGGCTTTAATACATTCGTAACTAAATTGTTCGTAAAACGATACACTATATCCTTAGAACAATCAATCAAACATATTAAGAATAATCCGAGAGTATTATTAGAATTAGACAGACACTTAACTTGTCCGTATTTCTTCCCTCCTCGTAAACAAGCTATTATCTTATTTGGTGAACAAGAGGCAAATATGGTGTCATTATACAACGGTGATATCATGCTTTATATGAAAAATACCGCTTCTTGGTACTAAAAACTATGTAAAATTAAGGCCAAAAATAAACTAAATTTAAAAAAAGATTGAAAGTAGTTGTATATCAATGACTTACAGACGAAAAAAAGACGTGAAAATGGTTGACTTTTGGCCTAAATGAGCGTATAATACATAGTATAGTTAATAAAAGGAGTAAGTAAATATGTCAATTACAGAACACAGAACAGTAACTTCCGAAGGTGCTCGTCGAAGCATTATAAAAGCATTTGCTAAAAAACGTCCGTTATTCCTTTGGGGTCCAATGGGCATTGGTAAATCAGAACTAGCACAAGGGTTAGTTGATTCAGGTGAACTAGGTAATGCTTTACTAATTGATCTTCGAATGGCACTTATGGAACCTACAGACATTAAAGGTATTCCGTTTTATAATAAAGATTCAGGTACAATGGATTGGGCTCCTCCAGTTGATTTACCGAGTACAGAATTAGCTAAACAGTACGATACAGTTGTATTGTTTTTAGACGAACTTAACTCTGCTCCGCCAAGTACACAGGCAGCGGCATACCAGTTAGTTCTTAACCGCAGGGTTGGTAACTATGCTTTACCTGAAAATGTTGTAATGATTGCGGCAGGTAACAGGGAAACTGATAAGGGTGTTGTTTACAGGATGCCTGCTCCGTTGGCTAACAGATTTTTACATTTAGAAATGCGAGTTGATTATGATAGCTGGTTGAACTGGGCTGTTAACAACAATATCCATTCTGATGTTATTGGACACATTACTGTTCATAAACAAGATTTATTTGACTTTGATCCTAAGGGTTCAAGTCGTGCTTTTGCTACACCTAGAAGTTGGACATTTGTTTCGGAACTAATCAACGATGATGATTTAGATGACGAAACATTTACTGATTTGGTATCAGGTGCGATTGGTGAAGGTATTGCTGTTAAGTTTATGGCAACACGAAAGGCTCGTAATAAACTACCTAACCCAACTGACATCTTAGATGGAAAGGTTAAGACACTTGACAAACATGTTGAGATGAGTGGACGTTATTCACTTACAATGTCTATGTGTTTTGAGTTACGTGAACGAGCTTTAAAGAATAAAGCAGGAGCTCAAAAGTATATTGAGAACTTCTTAAGGTTTATGATGGACAACTTTGATGCTGAACTAACTGTAATGGGAGCTCAGACTGCCATTGTACGATATGGCATTAATGTTAAGCCAAAAGAGTTGCCTAGCTTTAATGAGTTCCATGAGCGTTTTGGCAAGTATATCAGAAAAGCTCGTTCAATGGACGAGAAATAGGAGAGTTTAATGTCAAATATTAATCCTACTGCTAAAAAAGATGTTAAGCCTGGCTGTGAAGTTGGGTTTGATACTGATCCTAAATTA